CTTCAGTTCCCCATACATCTCCACCAACAAGTCCGGGGTTGGTTGACTTAACTACAAAACTGATAGCATTTGCAAATACATTTGTTAATTTACCGTTTACATCAATACCGCAAATATCACCTTTGTTTATTGTGAAATTTCCTGCTTTGGTCATGTATTCAGCATAGTCAGCACCATTTTGATTTACTGTTCCTGCTGCATTTATAGAACGACCAGTTCCACTATTTTTACCAATAATTTGTACTGTATTGGCTGAATTCCAACCTTGATTGTCTCCAGTAGCAAAGGCAACTGAAGTATAAGCTCCACTATTTTCACCTTGAAATGCAATAATTCTTGATGCTACCGCAGCATTTTTATAAATAATATGATTAGAACCACTTGTAGTACCAACCAACAAATTACCACTATTATCTAGTGTCATTGCTTGGGTAAATGTAACAGAATTACCCGATGTTCCAGATGAAGCTATTTGCCAATTATGAGTACCAGAATTTTGTGTGTAATAAGACGCTGGATTTGAAGATGTATATTTCCAAGCAGAACCGTTATAGTATGCGTTTTGTGAAATAAAGTTTTGACTTGCACTATACCCCCAAAAGGCATTTCCAGTATAGCCAATTTCAACAACTTTGCCTTGGCTCCAAGCACCAGGAGTAACTCCTATACCTACGTTTTGACTTGTATCTATTGTTACCGCAGTAGTCGTACCATTAGTCTTTAATAATAAAGAACCTGAACTTTGAACAATAGGGGTAGTTGTGGATGTTGAACCGCTTAAAGTCGTAAACGAACCCGCAGCAGCCGTTGTCCCACCGATTGCAGGAGGACTTGCTAAGTAGGTGCTGAATCCTGTTCCGCTGACAGTAGAGCTTGCAGAAAGAGTAGTAAACGCACCAGCAGCTGCGGTAGTGCCTCCAATCGCAGGAGGAGAAGCTAAATAAGTGCTAAACCCTGAACCTGAGATAGTCCCGTTAGCAGTAATAGCACCGCTAACCGTGATGTTGGTAGGACTCAGAGTAGTCGCTTGGAATGTACCGCTATAAACCGCTGAGTTGACATCGTTGAGCCATCCAGCGTCTATGACGGTTTGATAATTGACGAATGTAGTTGATGCCATGTTAAACCTTTATACCTATTTTACATTCAAAATTTAATACTAATCACCTAAAGAAACCGCCACTCAAAATCCAACCAGCGTCACGAGAACGACTGGACGTAATAACTTCATCGTAGCGAGAAACTGGTGGAGGACGCATATTTGTACGCTTGAGTTCAGACTTTGCTTGAGCTGCGTAAGCCCCGATCATTTGGAGCTGAGTGCCATTAACTTTACCGAACATTGGCATTAGTCTTTCAGCAAGCAACCATCTGAGTGCGTTTGAAAATCCCTGTGGCAGATACATTGGGTCGGTCAGATTTGTGTATCTTGTGAATAAAGTATCTGCGAATAAGTGCATTTCACCCTGAGATGGGTTAGGCCAAACAAAGATATTTCCGAGTTCTTCGCTTGGCTGATAATAAAACGCTTTAGGCCACGGGCCACTCAGAGTCTTTAGTCCGATCATTTGGTATTGCCCGTAATCAAGAACGGACAACGGATAATCCAGTCCACCCTGATAAACAGGCACACCATTGGAATTAGTGTTTACCCTGACAAACCCTGAATTAATCGCTAAGGGTCTTTGGTAGTAAAGCTGGATAGTGATCGGTGTAATTGTCGCAGTCATTGACTCGCTGCCAACTGTCTGGCTGACACTCACCTGATAAGTTCCTGTGCCACCCGTTCCGCTAATCAGCCCTGAAATCGTAGTGCCTGTGGTCACTCCCGTGCCTGTAATCACCGCTCCAAGCCCGATATAGCCTTGAGAAACCGCAGTTACAGTTAAAGTCGTTCCAGAAATAGACCCTGTAAACGCAGGAGCAAGCGTGTTTTGATTAATGTTAACCTGATACGTCCCTGCCTCGTTAACTTGACCACCAGCACCCGTCAGAAAGCCTGTAATGGTCGTTCCTGTCGTAATTCCCGGGCCTGATAACATTTGACCGATTGCCACGCCACCTGAATTAATGGTATTTATCGTTAAGACATTCCCCGTGATCGTGCCAGTTACTTGAGCACCGATTTGACCAGTTGGGCCAATCGTGTATTGAGTTTGACCGGGTACGATAGGGAAGATGATTTCAGTCTTGTAAAACGTCATCATTGACTCATTGGACAATTGATCCAATAAATCGTTAAGCATATCAAAAGCATCTTGCGCTTCGTCTGGGGTCGGTGTTTCTCCCGAGGCAATAGCCCCTATGTCTTTCATCGCCCTCGTAATAACATCTATTGGCACGGTCATAGGGACACCTTAAAAGTTTCAGCAGGAAGCCACGGCATCTTTACTTTTTCTTTTTTCAAGTTTGCCAATTGTTCTGCTAGACGAGATTTTATCGGATTTACTCCGTCTTGTGTACTATCTTCTTCGACCCAAGCGCAAACTTGTTCTTCCGTAATATCTTTAAATACGGGCATTGGAACTCTAGGCTTTAAAGGCCACCAGCCCTCAGTTTCTACAGAATTTGTGTCATCAGAAAGAATACAGGAATAATGAGCGCCCAAAATAACGTCATTTTCCACTTCCATGTCTTTAATTTTCCATGTATAGGTCATCCGATATTCCCTATATTTGTCGTGCCAAAGTCTGTAAATACAAAATTAGACCCAAGTAATGAAGTCACAGTCCCTGCGGAATCCGTCACTAAAAGCTGAAGTCTCATGTTTGCCGATGGAATGATGTCACCCTCAATATTGGCCACATAAGTTGTCGCATCCAAAAGCGAGAATGAGGCTTGGAATGTTGCGGTTGTCGCAGCTGCTGCGTAGGCGTTATAGTTCGCTGTAGTGCCATTATTTACCTGTATAAGCTGCATATTTGCGTCAAATACGGTGAAATTGGACGTAGCAGAGTTAGAAAACGATACTGTAACTGTCCCGGCAGTTGACTTTGTGAAGATCAATTTGTACTGAAATTTATACAAATGCCCTGAAATCAACTCAGGTCTGACGGTAGAAGTAAAGAATTGTCCGCCTGACGCCACACTTGCGCTAGTCGCTAACTGAGCCACTTGAGAGGCGTTAATTATCTGTCTGCCAGAGCCTGTGCTTGTATTTCCAGTAATGTAAAGCGATGACCCGTCAAACTCATGAGCTCCCTGAACCGGGGTTGTCAGGTTTGTGCCTGAAGTAAACGTCAAGGGCGCTAGGGTTGTTGTCCCAGTCGCTAGATTTATAGCATTATTAAACGTCCAAATCCCTGTTGAGGCAATCGTTGCGTTATCGGTTGTTGTTCCACTTGTAACAAAGTGAACAGCGTTTCCTGTGGTCGTTCCAATCGCTAAATCAGCAGTCGTAGCCGTTAAATACACCATATTAGGCGCATTAAATGACCCTGAACCGCTGAAATTAGAGCTGTTCATACCGAAATCACCGTAATAGGTGGAGTCGGTAGAAAGATTATTGTTGACGATTACATCAGAGGAAGCCGTTGCCCCTGTGTTTGTATTCTGAATAATAAACTGGTTATAAGTGCTAACCGAGTTTTGCAGATAAGCCAAAGCATTAGCCGGGGTGTAACTTAAAGTCCCGACCGCAAACTGTAAGGCACTAAAAGAGCCTGTGCTTGGGTTGTACTTTAAATTAGTCGAGCTCGTGTACTCTGTGCTTAGATTTCCGCTTGTCTGATTTGCAAATAACGGGTAACGAGTTGCGTTGGTGGTCGTGTCATCAGTCACCGTTGCGTAGGCAGTCGGGGTAGTCCAAGTCAGCGCCCCACCCGAAATCCCCAAAACTTGCCCGTTTGAGCCAATTCCTAGAAAAGTCGTTGCGTTTGTTGCGGATTGATAGGGAAGCGATCCAGTCGCACCGCCCAGTAAATTATTCGCACTCGCCACGCTCAAAGAGTTTGCATTGACCCAAGTTGGGGCGCTTGTGCCGTTAGATTGAAGCAGTTGACCAGTTGTTCCGGCAGCGGTAAAGCTAGTTGCACCAATAGCAGTCTGGTAAGGAATTTGCCCAGCAGCGCCACCGACTATATTAGAAGCAGACCCGACCGAAAGTGAAGACTGACTTACCCATTGTGGCGCAGACCCTGAACCCAGCGTTTGAAAGAGTTGTCCTGAAGTGCCCGAGCTAACGAACGAAGTCGTGCCAGAGCCCGTTTGGTACGGTATTGCATAAGCAGAGCCTCCAGCAAGATTGGTAGATGTAGTAGCAGTCGCAGCGTTTCCACCGATACTTAAAGCAGAAGCTGTGCCAGAAATGTTTGTTCCTACAAATGTAGGAGTTGTCGTAAAGCTAGGAGTCGATCCACCGACAAAAACCCCTGTTCCTGTCGCAAAAGACGTCGCACCTGAGCCAGTTTGATAGGGAACTGCCCCAGCAGACCCACCGCCCAAGTTTGTAGCCGTTGTAGCCGTAGTCGCAGTCGTTGCGGTAGTCGCAGTTGTAGCCGTTGTGGCAGTCGCAGCGTTACCCGAAATCGAGCCTGTAATCGTGTTTGTAACGCTTAAATTCGTGAATGATGCACTCGTAGCACCTAGAGTAGTGAAAGCGCCTGTAGAGGGCGTTATATTGCCCACAGGGGTGTTATTTAGCGCAGTAATCGCTATGCTAACGCCCGAAATTGATCCGCCCGTAATGTTTACATTCGAACTAGACAAACTGGTAAACGCACCCGTTGAGGGCGTTGTCGCACCAATTGGAGAACTATCAATCGTGCTATTTGTGATCGTAGCAAAATTAATAATATCTGAAGAAAGAGGAGGAGAGAAAAACTCTCCCCCCGGGCCTACTAAACCAACGCAAACGCCATTGACATCAAATATCGCCTGAACTGGGACAATATTTGTCGTTACGGTTTTTGCAGTTTGATTAGTCATTAGTAGGGAATACAGTTAAACAATACTACGTCTCCAGCTGTCATTGGGGCAACTGAACCGCTTGTATTTGAGTAACTTGTAACAGTAATAGATGTTGTTGAAGATGCTGTTTGCAGAATATAAACACCGGTTGAGGTATTTAAATCATTAGCAAAAGCAATCCATCCATTTGGTGCTGATGGTAATGTCAAGACTCCGTTATTAGATCCACCGCTTCCAATAGTTATTGCAAAAGCGTTTGGTGTTGCGCCCACGATTTTGGGTGCAGTACCGAATCCACTAGCAATAATTGGTTGAGCAGCGAAAGTGTTAACAGGAGTCGTGTTGGGAGTGCTTGTGTATGCAACTTGGTTGGTCATGATTGATCTGCCATAGGTGTTACATAAACAGTTGCTGTGTTAGCCCCACAAATAGCGCTTACCGCAAACCCGTTAGGGGGTACGGCAATAACCATAGGACTAGACATGGAAACTCCAAGCATTACGACTTGTTGGGGCGTACCCGAAACAGGCATAACTGGAGTTGCTGTGGTTACGGTATTCAAAGCGTTAGCTTCGGAAATCGTAATAGCCACAGGATTTGTAGAAGTGTTCAAAAAACCACAAAAGTTGATTTGATCGTTACCCGTTGGGGTTACGGTCAAAGCGCTTGATGCGGTTGTAGACACCGATATAGCGTAGGACGGGCCAACTGGCCTAAAGACGCTTGTATTAGCCATTATGCTGCGTTCGTAGACTGTGGAGCGCCTTCAATGCGTACCACTTGGAACTGATAAACACCAGCAGCCGGAGTGATAGCAGTAGCAGCGCCTGAAGTGTTCTGGAACTGAACTGTTAAAACATTGGCAGTTGCAACATCAACGTTACTTACGATTACGTTGGAAGTTTGATTTCCTTGGTATTGTTGTAAAGAAACGATGTCAGTTGTCTGCAAACCCGGGATTGCAAATGTTTGTAAAGACTGAGTTGCTGATGTTGTTAGCGCAGCGGGAGTTATGTTGGGCGCAATGTAAAAGGTTTCGTGAGCATTGCCACGAGCGATTGTGGTAGAGGGCATAATGTTTCCTTTGAATTAATTGTAGCGATAAAAACAGAAAAAGCCACCCCTTTTGGAGGTGACTTTCCCCGGTTTTAACTGCGATTAGCTGAAATCGTAGCCATAAACGTATACGTCACCAGTTCCAGTAGCGCCAGAAGCGACTGTAACGTCAACGTACAGAGTTTGGTTAGCTAAAGACAGGCTTGTTGAACTAGAGTCCAAGTAAGCTGTGCCTAAAGTTGATGTTGACAAAGCTGCGATTTGAGCAGTTGTCAACGCACCAAACAAGCTAGATGGTGATCCAGCGTTTGTGGTTGTGATACCTAAAGCTGTCGTTGTAGACAGAGATACAACTGAACCAGCGTTATTCACGTTGGTAACAATCAATTCTTTAGGTAAATAAGCTGTGGAGTTGTTAACTTGCACAGGAGTGAAAGCAACGGCATTTAAGTTTACGCCTTTAGCCACAGCGATCAAGCGGAGAGCTTGATTTGTGGTGACGTTACTTGGATGTG